CGACCAGACGAATACTAACACTTTAGACGTTAATGGAAATATTCACGCAGTTAGTTCTGTATCAGCAAGTAGCTTTATAAAGGATAGTGGAACAAGTTCTCAATTCTTAAAGGCAGATGGTTCTGTAGATTCAAATGGATATGTAACTAGTTCAACTCTTGGCAATTATCTTTTAGACACGACAGACACTTTAACTGGAACATTAACAGTTACTGCAACAGTAGCAGCAAAGAAGTTTTATGTAGACTCTGTAACGGCAACAACACAATGGGCTTTTCAAGCTAGAAATAGTGCTAGTACTGCTGATAGTGGATTATACTTTGATTCTGGACATGGAAATCTATTACTAAGAGATAGTTCAAACAATCTAAACGTTAGGCTTAGAGGTGGTGGTGGTGATAGTTATATTCTTGGTGACCTTGCAATAGGTGCAACCAGCGCTATTTCAGATATAGGTTCTGCTAGAATATTAAGAGTTGCAAGTAATGGAAACAGTGAAGTGAATGTAGACCATACGGATGGAGGGGCTAATTCTGATATTGGACTATTCTCTTTCTCTAGAGCAGGAGATATTTTGGCTTATACGAAAGCTACTCACGATGGAGCTACAAACTCAGCATTTATGTCTTTTCATGCCCAACAAGCGGGTGGTTCATTTTCGAATTTAGCATCTAACGAGCGTATGAGAATTACTTCAACTGGTAGAGTTGGTATAGGTACGACTAGTCCAGATTTATCTCTTGACATAAAGTCGGGTACAAATGGTGGAATAAGAATTAGTGCAACAGATACAACTAGTAACTGGAGGGATTTAAGCATAAGATCTTATACATCAGAGGCTCAAGCAAATGCTTTGCCAGAAGGTTCTCACATCTTTACTACAAATCCATCTAGTGCAACAGAAACAGCATTTAGTAAGTATGGAGGATTAGTTATTCAAGGTAGAGATGATGGAAATTCTAGTTTTGCAATTAGATTAGGTAATGGTTCTGGACATTCTACTATGATGTATATGGGTAGTACTGGAGGAACTACTTTTAGTAATATAGTTACAGCAACTAACTTTATATTAAGTTCAGACAAGAGGCTTAAAGAAGACATTAAAGAGGTTGACAATAAACATATTGATGTAGATTGGAAGACTTTTGAAATGAAATCTGATAAAGGTCAAAAGAGATATGGAGTTATAGCTCAGGAGCTAGAGCAAGTTCACCCAGAGTTTGTAAGAACAGATGAACAAGGAATGAAGTCTGTAGCTTATATAGATTTATTAATAGCTAAGATAGCTGAATTAGAAGCTAGATTAGATAAAGCAAATATATAATGGCAGTAGGAACAGGGAATATAACATTGGAAGAGGTGACGACAGAAATATATGGAGACACTGATGATGGGAGAAGTCTATCAACATGCTTTTCCTCTGCTACTTCAGGAGCATTTAATCCAACATATGTTGGTTCAAAAGATAGATTAAGTAACTTTAAAGGTTACGTTCACGCCGATAATGGTGTATGGGGAGTAGATGATATGACTTCTTTAACTCAAATAACTAATTATTGTTAATATGGGAATATTTTTTAAAAGTGACGGATTAAAGTCATATAGGCTAACTGGAAGTAGTGAGCAGGTTATACAGATTTCACATACTACAGCATTTAGAGACGCTGGCTCATCTCAAGTTGGGTCAGCTATATCTTCATTATATGGTAATGAAGGAACTTATACTGATTCAATATTCCTTAGTTCGGATGGAACAAAATTATTTATATTATACACAGATTATGTAAGTGGAAGTTACAATGTAGGTTATTTAAGGCAATATACATTAAGTACAGCTTGGTTATTATCATCAATAAATACTACTCCAGTATCAACTCAAACAATGGTTATAGGTACAGAGTACAATATACACAGTGGAAAGAGTGATAACCAAAGGTATTCAGGATTAGAATTTGCATCTAATGGTCTTAGTTTTCAAGTATTAAGATATGAAGATGATGGAGGAACCCCAGGGAGTAATAGAAACACAGTTACATTCCGTGATATATATACATTAAGTACAGCTTGGACTATAAGTTCTGGTACATCTATATCTCCAACAAAGATAGCTTATGCTTCTCAAACTGGATATGCTGGACAATGTTCAGGTTTTCATGAAATGTCTGGAGGAGAGTTTGTTCTTTCAATGGGAGGTCAATTTATACAATTAACCTCTATCTCAGATACAACTGCAAATTTTACCTCAAGTTTAGCCGCTGGTTCATTTTTCTTTAGCACAGATGAGACTTTGTTGATACAGGCTAATACTAGTTGTGGAACTGTTGATACTGAAATTGAAACTAACTATTCAGCAGCATCTTCAGATACTACGGCACCTACAGCACCAATATTCCTGTTTGCAACATCTATTACTCAAACTGGTTTTAATCTTAGTTGGGTTGCAAGTACTGATAACGTGGCGGTTACTGGATACAAGGTATATAAAGGCGGTACTTTATATTCTACTTTAGGAAATGTTACTTCTACAACAATAACAGGACAAACAGCTTCAGCAACTAATTCGTGGACTGTAAAAGCATTTGATGCAGCAGGTAATTTATCTGCATCTTCATCTGCAACTTCAGTAACTCAGTCTAGCAGTTTAACCGCATTTCTTTCAAGTACAGGAAGCAACAGTCAGACCACAGCATGTGGATTTTCTACTAATCAAACATACTATCACGATGGAAGTGGTTCTATTCCTGTAACAGGAGATAATGTTTATTCAAATTCAACAGGAACTGTAGGATTAGCGAGGAATCATTATTTCTATGGATTTGGTACTTACCACGTTCAGACAGGTGGTACGACAATTGATTCAACAGGCATCTGTTTTTAAAGATAATAGCTATAATAAGTATAACTGTAAACAAAGTATTAATGTTATATTAACAGTAATATATTAAGACATGAATTCAATTACAATTTTTTTCAAATCAATGACACTTACTAAATATGTGCTTCTATTTTGTAGCCCATTAATTATAATTATACTTAGCATGCAAAATATTATATTGACCTTACTTGGTATAATAATTATAGATTTAATTACTGGAGTTAGGAAGTCTCATCATAAAGTTGGTGTAGGGTTTTATCCGTGGAAAAAAGAGTTTTGGGATGTAATTAAATCAAGTCAATTAAGACGTTCTTGGAAAAAAACAAGTGATTATTTCTTATTAATTTTTATATCCATAGCATTACAGATTTTATTGTTTAAAGGATTTAAGATAGAGGGAATGGGATTAAGTTTTACTTTATCAGAAATGATTGGAAGTATGGCTTGTGTAATAGAAATTTACAGTATTTACGAAAACTTAGAAGCTGTAAGCGGAAGAAACCCATTAAAGAGGATTGTTTCTTTTCTCCCCCCAAAAATAAAACAATATTTTAAAAGAGATGAGGAAAATAAATAAAATAATTATACACTGTTCAGCTACGCCAGAATGCAGAGATGTTTCTACAGAGACTGTAAAAAAATGGCACACTGATAAAGGTTGGTCTGATATTGGTTACCACTATGTAGTAGAACTAGATGGTTACTATCAAAAAGGAAGAGATGAGGCAACTACTGGTGCACACGTAAGAGGATTAAATTCTAATTCAATTGGTGTTTGTTACATTGGAGGAGTAGACAAGGACATGGATCCAAAAGATACTCGAACAGATTTGCAAAAAGACTCATTAAATATATTAATACAACATTTACTTACAAAATATCCTGACGCAGAATTATGTGGTCACAATGAGTTTAGTTCAAAGAGCTGTCCATCATTTAATGTAAAGGAAGAATATAAAGATTTAATATCATAAACTGTTTAGCTATAATACCTATTGGCGTTTAGTAGCTATTTTTCCTATTTTTGTATAAGGAGAATTAAAAACATTTTAACATGGAAGAATTAAATCTAGGAGACTTAGATTTTGACACGAGTGGAATTCAATTATTTGATGACAACACAGGAGTTCAAGATGATAAGGAAAAAGCGGGGGCTAATCCACCTGCAGTAGACGGTGAAACCACATCGGCATCTACGGATGATAAAAATGGTAACGAAAATAACACTGATGGTGATGACACTGCAACTGCAGGTCAAGAGAGCGTAGCTGATCAGAGTAAAGATAAAAATCAAGTTCAGGCAGGTAAAACACCTCCAGATGGCGACGGCAGTAATTCTTCCTCTCCACAACTGAATGAGACTGAACAGCTTTATTCTAACTTAGCTGCCGAATTCAAAGCCAAAGGCGTTTTACCTGAGCTTGATATTACAAAGATCAAATCCTTAAAAGATATTGAGGATGCGATTAAATTACAAATAGACTCTGGTCTTACAGACAGACAAAGAACTATTGAAGATGCACGAAGTAGTGGTGCAGACGTTACGGAAGTAACTGAAAAAGCAAATACTATTGAGAAGCTTAAGCAAGTTTCTCCAGAGTATATTCAAGATGAAAGAAATGGTCAGTTTAGGAAGACAGCCATTATACAAGATTTCATGCAAAAAGGATATGACTCTGAAAGAGCTACAGCGATGGCTCAACGTAGTATAGATGCTGGAACGGATGTTGAAGATGCAAAGTTTGCATTAGATGCATTAATTAAAGCAGAAGAATCAACTTTGCAAGGATTAATATCTTCAGCAAAGAACAAGGAGACAGATAGTTTAAAAGACATTAAGTCTTACATAGCTACAACTCCGGAAGTAATTCCAGGCATTGTATTAACTGATACTCAAAAAGATGAGTTATACGGCCAAATTACTTCAGACTTAGGTAATAAAGAAAATGCATTTATGCAAGCTCAAAAAGCTGACCCAGTTGGATCACGTATCAAATTGGAGACTTTATTTTACCTGACTAAAGGTCTTACAGATTTTGGCATATTTGGTGCCAAACAAGAAAGTAAGATTACTAGTAACCTAGAAAATTTGATAAGAGGTGCTAAATTTACAAGTGAAGGTACTGTCGAGACTAATATCGTAGACAATCAATCTAACTTTAAATTATCAGATCTTAACGATTTAACAATAGAGTAAACAACTTTTTTTAACAGAGGTGCACCAAAAAAAAAATAGCGTGTACGTAAAACAATTAAATTATGCAATTAGGCAGATTTCAGGTAACTGATGCAAAGGCTTTTGCTGGGATGATTAATCCTGAGAACACTTTAGGTGCTATCTGGAAAACATCTCCAACAAAAATTAACGATGCTATGATCAAATTGTTAGCAATCAATAGAGGAAAGTCTCTAGAGAACATGCTAGCTAAATTTGAGACTAAGCAAGTTGATAATGATAATGAGTTCTATTGGGAGCTTATTGGTAGTTCAAGAAGAAATATTCCTTTAGTGGAGGCTTCTTTTAAAGGTGCTACTGTTACAGCTAGTGACAACGGTGTTGGTGCTGGTGGACAAGAATTTCAATTAACATTTGATGAGCAATGGTTTTTCAAAGGTGAATTAATTGTAGGTGAAAAGAATGAAGTATATCCAATCCGTATTTTGGATGATGGATATCCATCGGGTTCTCAGTATGTTCACACATGTGAAATTGCTGGATCAGACAGATCAGGTATTCCTGGTTCTGAATTAGTAGCTGGAAAAAGATTTACTGAAGAGTTCGCTCCTGTAGGTAAAGGTCTTTCTAGAGAAGTAGGTGGTATCCGTAGAGTTACTCCAGTTTCTATGAGAGGTGAATTAACTACTATTAGAATTGACCACAAATTACCTGGTGATGCAACAAACAAGAAAGTTGTTATGGGTATTCCTGTAGTTGATAAAGCTGGTAACAAGAAAGTATTTGGTGCATTAGCATTATATGAAGACTGGTTAGTAGAACAAGAATTTTCTTTATACAAGAACAAATTCTTAATGTACGGAAAAACAAACAGAACTGCTGATGGTCAATACCACAACAAAGATGTTTCAGGTAGATCTATCAAGATTGGATCTGGTATCCGTGAGCAAATGGAACAATCTAACACTTACTTTTACAATGATTTCTCAATTGAGTTATTAGAAGAGATCCTTTTCGGATTGTCAGAAGGTAAATTAGGATTTGACCAAAGAGTATTTATTCTTCGTACAGGAGAAAGAGGTGCTGCTGAATTCCACAAAGCTGTATTAAGTACAACTTCAGGATGGTCAAGCAACATGAGTACTCCAGGAACTAATCCTGCAACTGTTAGATCAACGTCTTCTCCATTACATAGTAATGCATTAAGCGCAGGTTTCCAATTCGTAGAGTATATGGCTCCGAATGGTGTAACAGTAAAATTAGAAGTAGATGATTTCTATGACGATAAAATTCGTAACACAATCAAGATCCCTGGATCAAGTGGAGTTGCTGAATCTTACAGATTTGATATCTTTTACATGGGAACTATGGAAAATCCTAATATTCAAAAAGTAGCCGTTAAGGGTATGGATGAAGTTAGAGGATACCAATGGGGTTTCAGAAATCCTTTCACAGGAGCTGTAAACAATGGTAACATGGGAACTCTTGAAGATTCTGGAACGATTACTAAATTCGCACAATTAGGTGTTGTAGTTTATGATCCAAGCAGAACTGCTTCAATCATTCCTTATGTATTAGCATAAGAGTAACTATTACCCTTGTTTGTTCGGACGAGGGTAATTTTTAAATATATAGTTTGAGAGATCTAAAATAACTCTCACACATAGAGAAGGAAGAATTTTAAAATAGATAAAATGGCAGCAGCTAAAAAAAAGGCAGTAGAAGATACTGTAGAAGTACAAGGAGTTCGTACTGATTTCTTAGAAAATAAGATTGTATCAGTAAAATACATAAGCAAAGAGTCCAACGGAATCAAAGATGCTAAGCACGTAGCTTACGGTGGATTACTTAATGGAGCAGAGATTGCTATTCCTGCACCAACAATGGATAATGGGAAGATGAAAAATCTTCTTACCAATGAAGAGAAAGCAGGATTAGAACATATATTGAATGGGGTTAACCTTTCAATCTATGGAGACTTCTGGAAAGAAGGAGGTAAAGCTTATGAAATGGGAATTCTACCAATTTACTTAGGTAAAGAAGAATTAAGACTAGACATGTCTGACCCATACGAATTCATTAAAATTAAAGTGTTAAAGGCTTGTCCTATTGTAGCAAACAGTTTAGATGAGATTACTCACAGAGCTACCAATAGATTTGTATTGACGTCTGCTTCAGAGCAAATGGCCAAAGAAATTGACAAGGTTGGAAACAAAGTATCAGCATATAAACTTTATGTTAAGTACGAAGACGATAAGAAAATTTTAAGATACACGTTGAGAAACTTAGGTAGAAATACAAACAGATCTCACAAGTTAGATTTCTTACAGTCTGAGTTACATAAAGAGCTTGAAAAGAATCCAAGCTTACTTGTATCTATTATGGGTGATGAGTTTTTAAAGACAAAAGTATTGTTAGAAACTTGTTATGAATATGGAGCTGTAAATAAGGTAGATAAGAAATACTACACATTAGACAGTGAGCCTGTTTCAGATGGTGATGCGCCATTCTTAGATGTAGCTAGTAAATATTTAGCTAGTAACTTAGGACAAGAAATGAGATTAGCATTAGAAGCAAAGTTAAAACATTTAGAAGAATAGTATGAATGCATCTGAATTTAAAGAAGAATTTAATCTAAGATATAATAATGCACTAGAAGGTGCGCCTGGATTAGATACTTACGAAATAAGCGCTTACTTAACAATTGCTCAAGAGCAGTTGGTCAAAAGAAGCTATGATGCAGACAAAGATCCAACTACTTCATTTGAACTTAAAGAGAAATCTAGAAGAATATTAAATGAATTAGTTAAAGATGAAAAGATAAGTCTACAAGTATCCTCTACAAGAGGACTTGTGGATGAATCTAAATTCTACGAGTTAAATAATAGTGTAATGTATATTGTGTTGGATACAGCAACTATCTTGGGAAAAGTAGTGAAAGTAATTCCTACAACTTATGACGAGTTTATAATGAGTTATAATAATCCTTTCAGGAAGCCTACAGCTAGGAAAGCTTGGAGAATGGATTTATCTAGAGAAAATTCTAAGACAACAGTTGAATTAATTTCATCAGAAAACATTTCTCAATATAACATTAGATACATTTCTTATCCATCACCCATCATAGTTGGTGATTTAAACAACTCTCCGGATGTTGCGGGTATGAATTTAACTATTAATAATCATACTGCAGTAGCAACCTGCTTATTGAGTGAGTTTTCTCACAGAGATATAATAAACATTGCAGTAGAAAATGCTGTACTTGATTACAGAGAAAGCTCTTTAAAAGGTAGAGTTGAAATGGATTCAAGAATATAATTAAAATAATGTTAGGATTATTGATACAAATCCTTTACATTTGTAATAGTATCAAAAACTTTTATTAATTAAAAACAAATTATTATTATGGGATTAGCTGGTCAAAACCAAGTTAGACACATGTATGTAGGTCAATCAGACGCAACCAACGTAACTTCTTATGACACTTTAGTTAGTGCAGGAGTTGTAAACGATTTTGTTATCTTAAGTAAAGATGGCTCAGCAGTTGCAGCAGGAAAAGACTTCAAACTATTTCAAAAGGATGCACTAGGAAACATTATCTCTAGTGATACCATCAAAGCAGGTAATGTATTAGACGTAAGATCAGTTGCTTATCAAGCTGCTGCAAACAAAGCGGTTACTATCTCTGCATTGACAGTAGATGTTAACACTGTGTATTCAGTAAAAATTGAAATTCAAGGACATGGTTCTTTATCTCAAGAAGACACTTACTTAAAGCAAGCTTCTTATAAAGCTGTTGCTGGTAACGATCAAGAAAGTATTGTTGATGGATTAATTTCTTCATTAAACGCTAACTTTTCTCGTGAGATTGGAGCAAACGCTTCAAGCAACCCTGCATTTTCATTCGCTAAAACTGGATCAGGAGCTACTTCTGCTTTAGTTATTACTGGAAAAGAGCAAGGAGCAGGATTTGATGGAAATAAGAAAACTAAAGTATACGATGACTTTACTGTAGATATTTCTTGTCAATCTTACCCAACAGTTGCTATAACTACTGCAGGCTCTAAAGGAGTTGGTACAGGTTATCAAGTTGTTGAGATGGAACATTTCTTACTTGGTGAAAGAGGAGATGCTTACAGACAAAATGGATACCCTCACAACATTGTAGGCCCAGAATTGGTTTCTGTTGCTGGTGGTTCTTATGACATCATTGAAGTATCTTACTACGATGAAGGAAGAGATGAAGCTAAGAAGTCTAAGAAAACTGTTACAATTGCTCAGCCAACAGCTGCAGTACCTAACGCAGAAGTAAATAGCCTAATCGCTGATTTAAATACAATCTTAGGAGCTGGTTCTGTTGCCGTTATTAAAGCGTCATAGTATAAACAAGCTTAAGGTTAAAATTCAAAAAGGGACTGGAATTAATTTCCCAGTCCCTTTTTTTTATTAATTAAATTAAAAAATATAAAATGGCAATAAGTGTAACAAGATTTATGGTGACTAACAATCTCTTATCTATAGATTTAGATGTTGAGATTAACTCAGGACAGACTGTAACTAGATTGTTATTGTGGGATCAAAAGACATATAGAGACCCTTCAAAGTCAGTGAATTTAACATCACTGTTAAGTGGATCTACTAATACAGAAAGCATTGTAATATCAGCCAGTAATGCTGGTGTTACTAAATTTGATGGAATGTATTTTCTTCAAATAGAAACAAGTAATAGCGAAGCTGTCGTTGTAGCTACTTTTAATATGACTCAGTACTATACAGTACAAGCAAAGTTAATTGCAAATATTGATTTGTCTTGCTTAAATTGCAACACAAACTTTCAAAATGCATTACTATTTGACTTATATCTTGAAGCAACTAAACAAGCTTTATTGCTTGGAAGATATCAAGATGCAATAGACAATTTGGCAAAATTAATAATAACAGTAGACACATCTGATTGTGATGCATGTAATGATATTGAACCTTTAATATCAACTGCAGGAAACATTGTATCAGTAGGAGTTCTTGACTGTGTAATAGCAACTTCATAATGGTAAATAAGAACGCAAGAATATTTGTAGCATCTATAGCCAAGCTTTCAAAAGAGCTTGAGCATTATGGTACTGCAGATACAGATAAACTTAGCTTGTTAAAGCTAATATATAAGTATTCGTGTCATTCTTCTACCTATTCACAATTACAAAGGTTAGACAACATGGTAGCTAACTTACAGAGAACTGATAAATTGATATGTTTAGAAAAGCAATCTGCAGGACATGCATCTTATACTTCTCCAGTAGGTTCTGTAATTATAGGATTGGATGGAAATGTTGCACCAACATTAACTTCTTCTTCAATAACTGTATTAGATCCAAATGATAATTATACATTTACTTATTCAGATCTATTTTCTGGGTACTCAGATGACTCAGTTGGGACTATTGGTAGTTTTGTAATAGATACACTACCTGCTAACGGAACTCTTGCTTACAATGGATTTTCTATAGTAGCTGGAACTTTACTTTATGACCCAACAAAACTAGTTTATTCTAGAAATAATAATACAGGGTATTCAACTTCATTTACTTATAGCGCTTATGACAATGATGCTCAATTGCCTTTAGTATCTAATGTAGTTTCATGTGCTGTAACAGTTGAATCAATAACTGTAGCTAATCAGCCACCTACTGTTGGGAATACTAACATATATGAAGATAACAGAACTACAACAATGCTTACTTCGGCAGACTTTACAAGTTTAGCAATTGCTCCATACATTGACCCAGAGGGTGATGCATTAGACGCAATTAAAATTCTTGCTATATCTGCAGTTAATGGAGGTAATTATTATTACTACGGAGCAATAGCAGTTGTTGGACAAGTTATTACTAAAGCTGAATTAGATGCAGGAGCATTCTATCACACAGCTGCAGATTCTAACTCGATAACAACAGACACTATAGAAGTAGCTGTTAGGGATACTGGATCAATGATTTGGGTAGATTAATTTAAAACTAAAAAAATGTTAATAACGATAACAAATAGTGGGCTGTCCAATGGGCGTCCCACTTCTATAGGAGCAAATACAATAAGCAACATTCAACATGGAGCTGTACATGTATTTACATTGGCTAATTTTACCACTGAGACTAGTCCACAATATTCAGACCCGGAAAGTGATCCTTTAAAGTATATAAAGATAACATCTATTCTTTCAGGCAATGGATCATTGAAGCTTAACAACGTTGCTGTAGTTCTTGGTCAGGTAATATTTTCAGGAGACATATCTTCAGGAAATTTAAAGTATGAGTCTGACGGAAGTGTAAGCCCAGCCTACTTAAGTAGTTTTGGTTTTGATATTGCTGACACAGGATCTAGTTCATTGAGTGGTTTGTCTGATGGATTAATGACGTTGAGTGTATTAGTTGAAGCAAATGGAGCTCCAACTAGTGTGGGGGATGGATCAGTTACTGGTGATTGGTCAGCTACAATATTTTTTACTAGAGCTGATTTTACTACTAACACTTTGCCTGCATATGCAGATCCAGAGAATGATTCAGCAGAAAGCTTAAAAATATTAAGCCTTCCTTCTACTGGAACCTTAAGACATAGTGGTAACATTGTGACTGTAAATCAAGTAATACCTTTTTCGGAAATAGATGCAGGATACTTTATCTATTTACCAAACACAACAATAACGAGCTTACAGCAATTAGATTTTGATTTCTCTATAGCTGATTCAGGTTCAGGAATATTTGTACAATAATGGGAACAATGAGCTTAAGAGTACAGCCTCTATTTATAGATCCTGTA